ATCGGGCCTGGGCTACCGAACAGATCCAGCAATTCTTGAGCACTAGGCAATCTAGCCGAAGCTTCCTCAGTGCCATAGAGAATATCCTCAATAGCCGCGAGGAGATTCGGAGGAGTACGCCTCGAGTGGACTACCAAGTGAGCTGTCGGCTTGTAACCGGTCATGCTTGGCGGAAGAGTAGAGATACCCCAGCTAAGAGCGATCGGGTTGACTGTATCGCCAGTCGTTTCGTTGCTTCTTTGAGACGGGGCGGCCAAAGCATTGTACACAATGTGGATCTTGTAGCCGTAATCCTGTCCTTCAGTGTCGTTACCGAATCTTGTACGGTAAGAGAATCCGAAAGACTTCCTTGGTTGGTGGGTCACAAGCAAACCCGTGTGCAAGGACGACACACCATCGCATTGATCAAACTCTGGAGGACTGGAGAAGGCGTTGATTGTGCCTTCGAACTCTTCCCCCACTGCGATGTTCAGATACTTCACGCCGTCGTAGTAAAATGGTCTAGGACTTCCACCCTGCGGGGCCTCGTCTACCGATGTAAGACCATTCCAAACGACGCCATCGGCACTACCGACGTAAAGAACGCCTCGGTCGATGCCTGTTTCGAAGTATCGTTCGCCTGCTGCACCCCAAACGAGTTTTGACACGTCGCGCCCTCCTATCAGCCTCGAGTGCCGAACTGTGCCTTGCGCTGTTCGTTGAGCGCTTTGTTACGCATCCCGATTTCACGCCGGCTCATCTTCTTAGTGGGCGCGTTCTTCTGATTACAGACTCGAACAAGTGTCAGAAGACGGTTCAGATGCCACTCTTCGCACTGCTTTGGAATGCCGAGGGTGATCATCCAGTAATAGATGATCTCCGCTGTGATGATCTCTCGACTGTGCGAACGGCTCTCCTTCTCAGAGAACCAGGTAGCCGTCATCTTAGAGCTGATGTAGACATTGACCGCCTTAAGGTTGTCGTCAGAGACTTTGTCGAAAATCTCCGGAGGCACATTAGGGGTCAAAGTCATCGCTCGAACGTACCAAAGAGTCTCTTCCAGAGTTTTCTTCTCATCACTCAAGAAAGGCTTCTCGAAAAACGACTCCCATTTTGACAGTGAGACCAGAGAGTGCTCCAGCTCCAATTGGAATTCTTCAGCAGCGACGAACTCGTTCGTAGTGCTGTTGAATCCCTCAGTTAGCGGAACTCTAATTGTAAGCACTCTCTGGCCTCCTGCCTCTTGTTACGCTGGGTTGTAACCCCAGTCGGTGTCCACGTTCGCGAGCGTGTGGCCGGACTGCGCCTTCGCCTTGACGACCGTGTACTCGGTGATGACGAGCGGTCCTGCAGGAACCACAGAACCTCCGACCGTGTAGTCGACGCCGACCACCGTGGGGATGGTGATGGTGTCGGTACCTGCATCGAAGGCCGGCTGGGTGGGGGTGACCTCGGTCACGGTCCCAGAGAAGAGGCCAATGACCTCCTCCGGAAGGGGGAGACGAGGGTCCTGGCCTGCCGTGCCGTACAGGATGTCCTCGAGCGCTGCCAGGGCGGCTTCATCTACCTTGGTCGAGTCGAGGGAGAGAGTGGCCGACGGCTTGTGGTCGGGGACGTCCACCGGCGTAGTGGTGAACTCCCAACTGAAGGCCAGGGCCTCTGGCGAGTCGTTGATCGTCGTGTACGCCTTCTCTGACGGAGCGGCCAGAGCGCCGTAAACGAGGTGCAACTTGTAGCCGAGGTCCTGACCTTCAGTGTCATTGCCCACCTTGGTACGGTAAGCAAGACCGAACTGCTTCCGGGACTGCTGCCCGAGAGCAAGACCAGCGACCGGAGAAGCCGTGCCGTCGCACTGCCCGAACTCGTCGGGGAATGTGAAGGCCTCGATGGTGCCGCCGAACTCCTCGGCCGAGATGAGGTTCAGGTACTTGATGTTGTCCGCGTACTGCGGGTTGGCTTCAGCACCCGAAGGCGACTCCGTAACGCCGGTCAGGCCGTTCCACGCATAGCCAACAGCGTATTCGCCCGACCCGTCCGGAATGTAGAGGACCCCGTGGTCGACACCAGCCTCGTAGTAGCGCTCTCCGACCTGGTCCCAAACGAGCTTACTCATTACTCCTCCTCAGAAGTAAAGATTGAAGACGTCGTGGTTTAGATTCTCCGCCGTAAAAAAGCGATTGAATCGCGTCATAGGCAGAGCAGCAACCTTGTCAGGGATTGGACTGCTTCTATCCCTATCGATCACGGTCACCTGGTATCGCTTGGTGTAGCGATATGGAAGGTTGCCAGCGAACTTGGTATCCGCGTAGTCTCGCTGGTACACGATACACGGATACTGCATCTCGATGTTTGCCGGTGGCTGAAAATAAACATTCTCTGACCCCATAATCTCCTCAAGGAGTTGTTGGAGCAGAGGCTGTCGGTCCATGGTAAACACCTCCCAGTCGCAACAGTAGGCGGGGACTCTGTACCTCAACATCTGAGACTTTCCACAGAATCCCCGACCACTCAACGTAACGAATGGCAAAGATATGTTCGTTGGCATAAGCGTCTGCGACAATACTGATCGAGTTACGGACGGTGATGTCGTCATTGACGCTCTCACCTTCCTTTAGCTGACGAGTATCCTTGATGACGTCGCCGTAATATGAAATCTCGGTAATGACATCATCCCAGGATCCAGGAGCCTTCTTCTCAGTAGTGCCGTAGCCGATGACTCCGAAAAATCTCGCCATCGGAATTCAGACCTCTCAGGCGTCAGCCGTGAAAGTCCACGAGTCGTCTTCGCTCGAGGCGAAGTAGTACCCTGCAGCCGCGACGGCGTCGACGGTCCAGGAGGTGCCGGCCGGGACGTCATGCGGGTTCCCAGCAGAGGTGAGAGTGGTCGCTCCGTGCTTGTAGACCACACCAGTAACGGTCGGGATGGTCAGAGTACCGGACGCCTCGTCGAAGGCGGGCTCCTGAGGAGTCGCCAGGACGTTCGTTCCGGCCGTCTTCTTGTAGACCAGAGCGCTCTTCAGTTTGATAAGCGCACCGGAGATACGCGTTTCGATCAGGTACTTGTTCTTGTTGTAGTCGATGTCGAAGTCGTCGAACATATTGACTTCGCCACCCTTGTCCGCACCGATGTTGTAGTCGGTGAGGTTGACGATGATGCCCACCAGGTCGGGCTCGGTCTCCATGACCTCGACCGGCACGATCGATGAAACGCGGAGCTCATTGGCGAGCTCTTCGGTGGTCTTGTACAAACGCCGGCCCAGCGTGTCACGAGCCAGAAGCATGTACGTCAGGGTCTCTTCGGTCGTGTAGAACGTCGGAGTTCCGGAGCCCTTGAAGAAGGTGCGGCTCGAGAGGATCGCATCGACCAGTTCGGACGGGCTCGAGTTCGCGTCGCCGATGTTGACGTTGACTGTGGTCACGTACAACTCGTGGTCGTTGGCGATCGAACGGATACCTGCGCCCTCGGGCGCGCCCATGGGGTCCTTGATCTTGTCCTCGTCGTCCACCTCACGGCCATCACCGATGAGGACAGCTCGCGCGAGCTCCTCCTCGAGAATGAGCCGCATCTCGCCCTTCATCCAGGACACGATGCCGAAACTGGTGATGTCGATGATGTCGTCACGGTCGAGAGACTGCTTCTTGTACACCGTGGTCGGCGTCGTGGTACGGCCGGCAACTCCGAAGAACTCTTCCTTCTTCATGTTGCCCTTGATGTAGCCCTTCGCACGCGCCTCGTCCATCGTAATATCAGCCGAGAAGCTCTTGATGCGCGAGAACGGCGTGTGGTGGGTACCGTTGAGAACGCCGGCGACCCATTCGGTGCGGCGCTTGTCCCACTCGGGGGTGTCGGTGACCGACCGAGCGTCCGGGAACAGGATCTCGAGGTTCTCGATGCCGTGAGCGAGGGCGTAGTCCTCGACCGCAGACTTCAGAGAACCTCCCTTGATCATCCCGGCCACGATTCCCTTGACGTCGGCGTGACTGAGCTCGTGCTTCTCGACGGTGGGTCCGTCGTTCTGCTCGAAGACGTTGCGGGTCATGTCGTCGTTTCCTTCCTGGTGGTTGAGGTCGCCCTCGTCGTCTGTAGAGGCTGAGTGCTCTGCGGTTGCCTGCTCGAGAGCGGCCCCGATCATGAAGTGAACGACGTCCTTCTGCTCATCAGAGAGCGAGTCGTAGACGTCCTGAAAGGACTTGTCATCACCATCAGCGTGCTCGACTTCCGCCTCGACTTCTTCCTTCTCTTCCTTCTCGAGGGGAATCCCGGTGTAGATGATCGCCTCGTTCTCCAGGGTCTCGATCGACCCGTCGCTGTGCTCGAGGCTGATGTTGTCGATGAAGGCGCCAGGGTTCGCGCCAGAAAGAACGAGACTGACCTCCCGGATCACTCCGTGGAAGACATCCTTGCCCTTCTCGACAAGCTTGTTGGCGTAGATGGACAGAGCCGTGATGTCACCGTGCTTCACCAGGGTTCTGGCGCTCTTCGCGCTGTCGCCTTCGTTGAGAAACGCGTGGGCGTAAATATCTCCGCCACGAGCCTCGAGAATCGCGTGACCCAGAACGTTGTTCGGGTCGTTGTGACTGTGCTGCCAGACCAGTGGGACCTTCTGCCCGTGCATGTCCTTGAACGCACCGGCCATGATGGTTCGCCCGTCGGAGCACTTGAGTCCAGCCTTGGTGGCGTAGCCGCTGAAATCAGCTTCCATTTTGACTGTCTCCTTCCTCACTTGGTGTTTGCGGAGCACCTGACTCCGACGGAGCCGGCATGTTGCTATTCCGAAGTTCGTCAGCCTTCGGATCGGTCGACGGT